CAACAACATGGTGGAAACATTTTGGTCTGCAGTTTATCCGATTATTTCATCATCCAAACGAAGTAAAATTTTTGTGGCCAGCACTCCGAATGGAACAGGCAATCTGTTTTATCAATTATACACTGATGGTGAACAAGGAGTAAACAATTGGAAAACAGAACGGGTGGATTGGTGGGAAGTTCCTGGTCGAGATGAAAAATGGAAAGATAGCACAATACGAAGTTTAGGTAGTCGAGAACTTTTTGATCAGGAATTCGGAAATGAGTTTCTTCAAGAGGGGGAATCTGCGTTAAACGGAGAAGATTTTGAAAAATATAAAAGCGGATGCAGTGAACCTCTTTTCAAATTTGATGATGGAAAATATAAGATTTGGGAACAACCTCATAAAAATGGAGTATATGTGGCAGGTGTGGATGTGGCAGAAGGTGTTGGTCAGGCCAGTAGTGTAGTTCAGATATTTGATTTGGCGGATCTATCTTCTATTCGTCAGGTTGCAGTTTTTCGTGATAATACTATTACTCCATATAATTTTACAATAAAGCTTTTAGAGATATTGAACCAATGGGGTAATCCCCCATTACTTATAGAGCGCAATAATTGCGGGGCACAGATAGCAGATTCTCTTTTTGAAAATTATAATTATGATCCTATGATCAGTTATAGTCATGGGAAAAATTTTGAAAAACCAGGAGTATTCACAAACACCAACACAAAATATCATGCAGTTATCAACATGCGATACTGGATCAATGAACTTAGATCAATTGTGTTTCGAGATATTGTTACATTAAATGAATTAAAAATTTTTACTAGATATCCGAATGGTACATGGGCTGCACGAAAAGGAGCAAACAATTTTGATGACTGTGTCATGAGCATGGCCATGGCGCTTTTGATTTTAAATGATGAACTAGTTGAAAAATATTATGAAGTTGTTTCTCGTGATTCAAACAATCGCCCCAGTAGCATCATTCCTTTCAAAAAAAATGAAAATATGACATATAAATTCGGGGGTAATGAAGACATGCTTCCAAACATGCCTATTATGTTTGGTTCTCAGGAACAGGATGAAAGAGATATAGAAATGGATTATTACGGAAAAGAAGGTTGGAAACTTCTTTAAATACTAATATGGCAGGTTTATACAATCAGGCGATGCTCAACAAGACACGTCGCGACAAATTTATAATGGTGGTAAATCCTCCTAATATTTTGCGTCCTTATTTGAATCAATATACCCGAAATAATGGTGAAGTTAATTTGGAAAGTTTTCAATTTTCTGTTTATGGAATTGTGGTTCCTACAATGAGTGTTCCTGAAGTGGAAACCAAATATGCCGGTCAAGTCATGAAAGTGACCAGTTATGCCCGTCCAAGCTATGGAAATGTTGCAGTTAATTTTACAGTGGATAATTTATACAATAATTATTGGTTTGTATATAGTTGGCTTAAAGCACTTAACGACAATAAAGCTAGTATTCCTAATGCTAGAAACCCTAATGATGATCCTAAATTAAACGATTATAGTACAACCATAACAGTTTATGGTTTGGATGAATATAATAATAACAAAATAAAGTTTGAATACTCAGGGGCAGTACCTGTTGAACTGGGTGGTATTAATTACAATTATAGGGATAGCAGTGAAGCCGAAAGTACGTTTACCTTTAGTTTCTTTCAGTTTCAGGCTACTTTGATCTAAATAAAGGAAAAAAATATTCTCAAAAAATATAAATAATTTATATGCCTAAGCGTACAATTCAGAGTCCTGGTGTTGAAATTAACGAAATAGATCTTTCATTACGTCCAGTAATTAATGTTCCCACAACGGTTTTAATACCTGGTTATGCACCTCAAGGTCCTTTGGATGAAATTATCCAACCTTCAAGTCTTAGCGAATTTGAACAAATTTATGGCAAGCCCACCAATGCGGCTGAACGTTATTTTTATCACACTGTTAAAGCAATGTTCCAAAGCCAAGCAGAAGTGCTTGTCAGCCGTATGCCATATGGTAGCGGAAGCGGTGCAGGTTTCACAGATTCTTACTCTGCTCTTGTTTATCCTGTAACCAGTTATAATGGAGCATATGAAGGAACTGCTGCCACAGGTGGTACTGGTCTTTCTGGTGCAAACACATATTTCTTCGGTCAACCCACACAGATTGAATTGAATGCAACTGAATATCAAAGCATTCTTAATGGTGATGCATTCTCAAGTTGGAAAAATGTACCAACACAATTCAGCTTCACCAGCACAGGCGCCAGCAAACTTACACAATTGGCCAATGCCGGAATGATTGTTCTTAACAAAGCTCAAACCAGCATCAATCAAAAATATGAAGGATATTATGTAGGAGCGATTGATAACACTAATTTGAATCCTGCCACACAATTCGATGGTATCAGTCAAGTTCGCAGTGTTGATTCCAAAGCTGGATCCACATACAACTTCCTGAATGTTCCTCGTACTCGTTTGAACTTCCCATTAAGCGCAACACAGTTTGGTCTTGGAAACAGTGTTAGTGAAGTAATGGAAAATATTCCTACTTTTGATATCAGCACACGCCAGTTTGATGATACAATCATCCTTGGTGTGTTCAAACTCCGCCAAAGCGTGTTTGCCCCTGATGTTATCAGTTTAGATTATCTATTGTCTGAAAGTTATGTGGGTTCATTTGATTATTTCCGTCAAATCAATAGCGAAAACGGCGGTCCAGCCCAAACATTCTTTATAGGATCGGTTGAAGATGATAGTCCCAATCTTTCATTGTTGATCAATCCTTTTATCAGCAATCGTAATACACAAACATGGTTGAATAGTGCAGGAAATCCCAACAAGAAGGTTCGTATGTTGAATCCGAATCTGGCTAATCCTTTGAATAGTGATGGATTTGTTGACACAAATGCAACATATGAAACACGTGTGGGTGCTCCTAGTGCAGTTGTGGGTTGGTTGGCCAACAATGTAGCAAGTCCTCTTCGTCGCATTGACGCTCTTTATAGCTTCGGTGCTTTCGATACAACAGTTGCAACTGCCAAATTAATCGGAAACGTTCCAACAAAGCTGGAACGTGTGTTCACATTGCTTGAAAATCCTGATCTTTACAATCTTTCATTGTCATTGGAAGGTGGTCTTGGAACAATATTCTCAGCTGCCCGTTACAATCTGAATGTTCTTAGCGGTGCAGACGTGTTCGATGACACTATTCCTCTTGATATGACTGGATTCTTCATTACTAATAACGAAGGTCTTAATGGAAATGCTCTTGATATTCGCGAAAATTACAATACTGTGGCAAGCGTATTCACAAACTTTGCCCAGAATGTTCGCAAAGATCATCTATTCATTGCAGATCCTCTCCGTAACATCTTTGTTCAAGGTGAAAATAGCAAAGTTATTGATGATCCATCAAAGAACTTTAATCAACACATTTACTGGCCATTACGTCACTTGTACAGCTTGCTGAACACAAGCTATGCATGTACATATGCCACATTCCCTAGGGTATTTGATGATGGTCTAGGCAAGCAAACATGGGTTCCTTTCTCAGGATTTGCAGGTGCTGCAATGGCAAATACTGACGATAACTTCCAACCTTGGTTCGCTCCTGCCGGATTTACTCGGGGCGTATTGCTTGGTGTGAATGATCTTCCGATCTATCCCACACAAAAACATCGTGATCAATTGTATAAGGTTAATTTGAATCCGGTTGCATTCTTCCCTGCTGAAGGATTTGTAATCTTCGGTCAAAAGACCTTGTTAAAGAAACCAAGCGCATTTGATCGTATCAATGTACGCCGGTTGTTCTTGTATCTGGAAGTCGCGACAAGGAATACCATCAAGTTCTTCTTGTTCGAACCGAATACACTGTTCACAAGAACGCAAGTAATAAACGTTCTTACACCGATATTCGAATTGGCCAAGAACACACAAGGTGTATATGACTATCTGATCATATGCGACGAAAGAAACAATACACCTGATGTGATCGACCAAAATGAACTGGTTGTGGACATCTACATCAAACCTGTACGTGCCGCAGAATTCATCTTGGTTAACTTCTATGCCACACGAACTGGTCAGGACTTCCAAGAATTGGTATCCTAATAATAATATATAAAATTATGAAACACCCCTCTTATTGAAAGAGGGGTGTTTTGTTATAAATATAAACGTGATAAAAGTAATTAAAATCCAACAAAGTTACGATCCTTCATATATTATAACTCTTGCTTTGGAATGCAGTGCCCAGTTAAAGTTGTTTCATTGGCAAACTTTTAGCTTTGCCCAACACGAAGCGTTTGATAAAATAGGAAAAGATTTAGCAAAAGCTTTTGATAAATTGGTGGAAGCTTTACTAG